CCACATTGGATACTATCTCCAATTCTAGCTGCTTTTTTACCCTCAATATAAGTCTTACTGGCTCCACTGCTGGGGATGCGAATATCTGAATTATGTGTAGTTATTCCACAAGAGTGTGCTGCAAATTTACAATTAGAATCTACAACCCCAGCTAATTTACCATTAAAATAGGTTTTGGCCACTGGGGTAGTTATTAGTGCAGTAGGTGCAAAACATCCATGTCCTGTACTTTTATCTCCGATTGTTGCTACAGCAGGCATTATCTTCCTATCCTAGTTTGGGCGATAGCATTTATTAAAGCAGTCTTACCAATGTCCCAATTAAAAGTAGAGACAACTGTATAAGTCTGTTGAACATCTGGACCAATATTATTTTGATCTTCAGCAGTTACAGTATAACTGTAAGTCACAGTTTGTACAGTCGGTGCAGTAAAAGAACAAATTTCATATGAGTTTGTAATATCATTAAAATTAGTAACAGTATTGTATGTTTTATCTTTTGTCAAATATGTAATAATAGTTCCGCCATGGAGTTCTGCGTCATACTGTCCAGAAATGTTATTAATACCAACAGTCATTAGAGCATTAGGTTTATCAGTAACAATTCCAGTAACTACATAATCAGTTAATGGATCTGGATCAACATAAGAAAATAACTGCGAATAGTTAGTATAAACAGGCAACTGATCCACAGTCTTCAAAGCAGTAGTGGAAGGAGTCCAAGGCATTATGCTGCTTTCGGAGGAATAGTCTCTAACAATACGAATCCTGAAGGAATGCCCTTAGAATCTCGTTTATAAACTTTATCATTTACCATAGTGAATGCTTGTTTTCTTCCACCCTTTGATTTAAAAGATACATGAATCCAGCAAGATTCTGGGAAACGATACTCAAGGATTAACTGATCATATGGTAGAACTTTTTCAAGCTGTTGAATAAACTCATATGTTTTAGTATACTTGTCTGGAAGCATAATACCGATATCCAGTGCCTGACCTTTACAGTGGTCTGATGTTGGTGACTCATTGGCAACAACACCCTTTAGACGATAACCTGAGTTAATCTTCCATTGTTTTTTATATCCACCAATACCACCTGGAAGAACATTTACTGCAGGTTCAAGAAGATTTTGGCATGTTAAAGCAAGATTACATACAATCTCTGGTGCTGTATATAATCTTTCTGGTGCATCTTTGCTGTCTTTAAGCATCTGATCAACAAGTTTATGTTTACCACCAACACCACCATCCATCAACATACCAAGAGTAAAGTTTTGTGACATTCTAAAATCATTTGTAAATTCTTTGGATGCGTAGATAATATCGCAACTAACTGGAACTGTTGTGGTAGAACCACCTGATGGTTTAGGTGCTTCTTCTGTGGCAACTGGAACTGGTGCTCCAACAACACCTTCTTTTCTGGTAGTCTCTGCAGAAGCTGCACGACCTTCTGGTGTGTCAAAATCATCTGGAGTTTCAGCAACAGTTTTTTCTTCAAACTGTCTTTCTGGTGGAATAGAATATGGCACAATTGGAGATATTGGATTACCCAAAGGTGGAGGAGTCAATGCAACATCTGGTGCAACAATAGTTTCGCTTCCAGCAGCACCATTACCAAATTGACCTTCAGCATAATCAGCAGATAATGTTCCACCTGCAAGGATGTCCATACTACCACTTGATTCTAGATTTACCGTAGCACCAAGTAGATTAAATCCTTCATCTGCAGCAATTGAAACTGCTGAACCATTTATAGCATAATTAGTATCTGCTTTCTGATTAATATTCGCAGCTTGAACATCAAAATCACCGACTGCTTTGATAAGGATGTCACCACCAGCAGACATGTAAATGTCATTGGCAACACCGATGTCTAAATTCTGTCCAACTTTAAGAGTTGCATTTTGTTCAACTTGAATGTTGGCATCTGTTCGAGCATAAATGTTTGCATTACCATTTACAGTAATGTTTAACTCGCCAGCTACTGACATACAACCATTCTTTTCCATAACAACAAAGTTATCACCGATAATATAATTGACTTGTGTTCCGTTTGGGTCAATCTCGCTAAATGTTCCAGATCTATGATAAGTGTTTATTCTCTCATATCCTGGAGTATCATCAAATTCTTGTAGGTGACCAGATTCTGTTTCAAACACTTTATTGAATGGATACTTTGCTCCATATGGTGCTTCTGGCTGATCCCATGTTCCATTGTCATTCGCCTTTGGTACACCCAGCTTACGAATTGCATCTCTCTTTTTAATAACTGTGCCTTCAATAACACCACGAGCAAGACGATTAGTATCTGGCTCACCAATGTATTCTTTTAAAGGATACTTGTTATTTGGATCTCTAAATCCAGTTGTGCCAGAACCACTGCTGATTGATTCAGGAGATGGTTGTGGTGTAGTAACAACACCTACTGGTGGTTTGTCTGGAATTGGTGGATTTGCATCTTTCTCTGGAGCACCAACATCTGGTGACTGTCCATAGAAATATTCGTAGTATGATTTCTTTCTAGCTGCAATGTCAGGTGAGTTTACACCGACTGCTTGTTTTGCGGCAAGAAAATATCCAGGATGTGCATTAACATTAACACCCTTTGGTACTCTGTCCTTAATATACAACGCAGCAACTAAAGCTGATACATTAATATCAGTATCAAGTGAATCTGGATTATTAACGAGGTCAAGATTCAAACCCATATCATTGGCTAGTTTCTGATATCTTGCGTAGTTTGATCTTCCAGTTAACTGAATAAATCCACGACCATAATACTTTCCACCATCAGCGTCTGTCTGATTGCCAAGGAATCCTTTTCCTCGTTTTGTTGGACCATATGCCCATGAGAAGAATTGTTCTCTAGTTAATCCTCGTTTTTGAGCATTGGCAAATTGTGCAATGTCTTCTGGAGTGGCAAATGAGTAAATTGTTTTAAGACGAGCCTCAGAATAGTTGTATGATTCTAACTGAGGGATCCAAGTGCTTTCACCGCCAGCAATACCTAACAATGCGCACTTCTGTTCTTTAGTGGTTAATCCAACTTTATCACAAGCTGCAATTAATGCTTTAATACCTTCTGATGATTTATTTGGATTACTAGAAGATTTTGCAGGTGGGATTGTAGGAATTGATACATTACTTGCTGTCTGATTTACTTTTGCTGGCGCAGTGCCAGTAGTTACTGGAGTTCCATCGGCAGAGGTAACAACAGTACCATCACCAGAAACTAAATTAGTGACTTTACTTTCCGCAACTGCAGCAAGATTTGTTGGTGCAGCTTGAAACTTTACAATGTTTTCTTGATAGTTTACAACTGGATTACTTACTGTAATTCTAGTTCCGCTATCAATAGAAACAATAAATGTATCGGTTGGAAGACCAAATGCCAACACTTTCATATTGGCTCTTAAATCTTTGGTTAAAGTAGTTGATCCCGTATCTTTATCGTAGAAAGTTAACTGTGTTCCATTTGTTGGACCAGGAATAGTTCTTAGTTCTAGGTTTTCAATTTTACCACCAGAACCAATAGGTGCGTCATCTTCTTGATCGATAGGTGCTGGCGCAGAAGGAATACCACCAACAGTACCAATCATAATTGGTTGTTGATTATCTCCATCAGCAAATATAATAATTACGGAAGTGCCTTCAACTGGACCAATCGGAGAAGATCCAATACCATTCATTGCAGCAGATGTAACTGACTGCATTGGGTGTGCCCATGGTAAATCTGAAGTAGGAAGCTGTGACTTATCGTGAGTGTGCAATCCAACTACTCGAACTTGACAACGACCAAGTTTTAGTGGATCACTTCTATTTTCTACGACACCATAGTAAAAATTCATTATTTGTTCCTATTCATATCCAACTGAGATGATTCTTTAATTAGTTCCATGTGACACTCATGTTTTGCTTTATCGATATAATGATTGATGGCTGCAATAATATAATAACCAGAGAACATTTTGTCTGTGGTATCTTTATCATTCTTAGATATTGGTTCTATTTTATTTAACACCACTCCAACTTTCTGACCAACTGTATAATCTGTTCTTCCTGGAACTGTAATATTTAATTTATTGGCTTCTGCCATCTTCATTAAAGATGCTCGTTCTTGAAATGTTTTAGAGTTAGTAACATCACCGAACCCATTAAAATTACCATAATCTTTAGGAAAGTTAATAAGAGTTGAGTTTGATCTAAAGATTGCTTTGTCAGAATTGATTGGATATTTGTTTAGATGTTTCTGTTGTTCAAATCTTTGAAACATATTATAGTTCTTAACTGAATAGGTTTTCTTAGTCACATCATAGGAAATCTGTTTTGATGATAGCATACCATTACGAATTCTATCCATGTAATCAAACCCAATAGGAATACTAATATCTGAAATTCGTTTATAATCTTCATTTACATTTCGGATATCACCACCACCTGGTAATTTATCACGAGTGTATTTGTCATAGGTAAACTCTTGATACATTGCATTCTGATATAGAGTTTCTAAACTAATAAAATAGAATCCATCTCTGTTCTCAAAGAAAACATAGTTCGGAGTTTTGTTCATGTTCACTGCGCTCTCGCAGAGATACATAATGTTCTTAATTGGAGACCAGTAGTTTGAAATATACTTTATATTCGAAAGAGTTGGTTCAATTTTAACATCTTTTTCACTCTCTAAACCGATAATTTTATCTTTAATGAATGGTGTAATTAACTCAGAAACTTTGTCGCCAAAAACTCGGCTAACTTTTTTGTTAAGATCTGCCACTGCTTCAACTGACACAAAATGTAATTGATAGATTACAGCACGATCTCCAAGCAGTTCTCTATCTGTTAGTTTGTAAATGTAATACTTACCTTTGATAGCACTATCTTTTAATGCAGGAGTAGTGATGTCTAGTTCAAGATATTCTTCACCAACAAATGGGAATAGATTAATAAGATCTAAAGATTCTTTGACAATAATACTACCAGTTATAAATGGTGAGAAAATGTCTTCATAAAATTGAATAGTTAAAACTTGAGCTGTGATGTCTTGGAAAAACCCCTTCGGAGTAATTACCTGAACTTTATTAATGCTGACATCGCCAGCAAACCTCAATTGTTGACTAGATTTCATTACAATAATTCTTTATATTGTGTCAGTATAGTTGATATAACCTGTGGAGAAATTACTTTGATTCTTCTTTTTGATTCATTGAGTGTTCTCTCGTAATCATCATTTGTTACTGACACCGCACCAGTGGCAGTAGAGTTTACAACAAAACCTGCAGAGTTTACATAGTAACGAATTGCATATCTCTGATCACCATATGTTGCTACGATATGTTTTACTAGTGCTTGTTCGGAAAGAGGGAAGTCTGAAATATAATCGTGTTTTTGATTTGCCAACATAATGATCCAGTGATATTCTGGATCACCATATATTTTTTCAGCAACAATTTCTGGAGTTTCACCATCAACAATATCATACTCATCGAACAGAGTTACATTCTCTAATACTTCTTTACGGAAACGAACATTTCTAGTAATATCTGTTACAACTGTAGTCTTAGTTGTGTTTCCATATTTGAAGTCGTATAAAAACTTTGGAAATTCTTTGAAGTACATTATAGACCATCCTTGACTTTGTCTTTGGTAAGAAGAGCAAGTTCTTTAAAGTTCATTGTCACATTAATTTGTGTAGGCATACCATTATCAAATGTAGTGAACGCACCATTTGGTGTATAGTTTACATTTAGTTCTGTGAGAACGCAAGATGTGTGACGATGTAAATTCATATTTTCCTGACCATTTTGATAATAGAAAATATCAAACTCGGAAGGATAAATGTAGATAAAGTTATTGTTATCTTTAAACTCTGGGTGCATGTGATATTTAAACTCATAAATGATGTTTAAAACATTTTGTGCTTCTTCAGGAGATCTTGGAAAAAATTGGTAATCAAAGGTAAACGATCTATAATCTACACCTTTAAAGATTTGTTCTTTCTTAGGGTTTGCTGCAAGACCAGTAGCTGCAGACATACCTGCTGCATTTGGACCTTTCGATAAAGCCAGATTAGTAATAATGGCTTTGGCAGGTTCAGAAAGATTTTTAGCATCTTTGTTTTGCACTGCTGCAGCAAGTTCAGTCGCTGCTGTAGTTGCCATCGCAAGAGCACCAGTATCATCTTCATTCCACTGCATACCATATCGAATAGACAATTGGTTTGGTACATGCATAGCAATAGCAGTTTTTAATCTTCTTTGAGCACGAGTAGCCGATGCAGCCATTAAAGCAGTAGCACCAGCACCAACTGTGGCTAATCCAGCTGCAGTAGCAGAAGCACCACCACCAACACCAAGTGCTTTGCCTAATACTGCACCACCCACATTAAGGGCTGCAGCACCAGCAAATAATTTATCTTTAGTTAAATTCTGAGCAATTAGATCTCCACGATCTCGTGGTGTAATATCATTTACAAAATCTTGTTCAGAAAGAGACTGTGCCAGTTTAGAATCAACTGCCACATTGATGTAAAATATAACATAGTTTCCACCATAGTCACCTGTTGCTGACATTAAATCAGAAGGATAAGAATGGCTTGAAACATTATACTTTGTGTCGCTTCCACTGCTAAATGATGTTATAGTATCACCTCTGGTGCTGCCCAAATTTGGTTTAACAGCCCATTTATCCACTGTATTACTAACAGCTTGTTTAGCAGAGTTCCATGTGTCTTGTATTCCCATTTCGTGCCTTTAACCTAAATATGGTTGTTATTATCCTAATTAGTTATTTATGTTCCACAAGAGAAAGTTTATTCCTATATTTCCAGAAAAATATACAGGGGATCCCACAAACATTATTATGAGATCTAGCTGGGAAACACGATTCGCCTCTTGGTGCGATAAGAATCCTAGTGTATTGAAGTGGAGTTCTGAGGAAACGATTATACCCTATAAGTGTCCAACGGATAATCGTATTCATCGTTATTTTGTGGATTTTAAGATTACCGTAACTACAGGTAGAACCTATTTGGTCGAAGTTAAACCAAAAACACAAACCCAACCTCCTATTTATCCTGGAAAGAGAACTCAAAGATACTTGCAAGAGTCTTTAGCGTTTATGAAGAACCAAGCAAAGTGGGAAGCAGCAAATGAGTTTGCCAAAGATAGAGGATGGGAGTTTAAAATTATAACCGAGCACGAGTTGGGTCTAGCACCTAAATAAGAGTATGGCTAAAAAATCAACAATGCTCGATGTATTCGAACGAAACAAATATGACTTGGCGACTAGTGTCCGAAAGTCTAAAGGATGGTTCGACCAACAAGTCACTCTGCTGACTAAGCAAAACTTAACTCCAGGAAGAATACTAAGTGGTAGTCCTGATGATTTGGTGACTAGAATCCAGCCTGGACGATTATACATGTATGGCTACGATCCTAAAGGTAAGAAAGATTTACCTTATTATGATAGGTTTCCTCTAGTGTTCCCTTTTAGCAAAACTCCAGATGGATTTATGGGATTAAATATGCATTACCTTCCATATCATCTAAGAATTAGACTTCTTGATGCTTTGTTAGTGTTTAAATCTAACAATCGTATGGATGAAACAACTAGACTAAAGTATTCATGGCAGATTATAGATGGTGTAGCTAGATTTGCTGCTGCACAACCATGCGTTAAACAATATTTAACTGGTCATGTAAGAACACAATTTAGACAAATTGATGCCGATGATTGGGCAACTGCTATGTTACTTCCAGTTGAACGATTTGTTGGTGCATCTAAACAAGAAATATGGTCGGATTCGATCAGAAAAATAAGAAGGGCTTAATATGGCACTTAATTTACCGTTTGGTACAAAAGACACAACAAGAGCAGATTCTAAACCAAAACCAATCAATCAGTTTATTTCTGAAATTAAAACTGGTGGTGTTGCCAGAACTAATAGATTTGCTGTAATGTTTTCTCCACCTACTGGTATGGATACTGGTGGTCTACAAAAATTACTACTATTCTGCGATACAATTCAACTTCCAGGTATCAACTACTCAACTGTACAAAATAGAACCTTCGGTGAATTCCGTGAAGTTCCATATGAAAAATTGTATGATAATATTAGCATGTCTTTCTATATTGATACTGATATGAAAATTAAAGCATTGTTTGACGACTGGATGAGTTTAATTTCTAATCCGCAAACAAGAACATACAATTATTACAAAAACTATATTACTGACATTAAAATTGAAGTTCAGGATATTAACGATAAGACTCGTTACGAATTAACATTAAAAGAATGTTATCCAAAGAATATGAATTCTATCTCTTTAGATCATGCGTCTAAAGACAATATGAAACTCACTGTAAATATGCAGTACAAATATTGGACAGCTTCTCCAGTGACTAAGCTGGCAAGTGGTGAGACTGTTCCATTAAGTTTAATTGATAAACTGACAAAGAATTTTACAGGATTCCAAGAAACATTGAATAAAACAATTGGAACAACAGCAGGTAACTTTGTTACTGGTTCTGTTCTCTCGTATGGAGTTACAAAACTTCCAGGATTATTGAAGTTCTAATAAATACATCATTAAGGATTGCGAATGAAGATTGATGAAACATTATCTGCCGAGTTTGGGATACAACCAATGGGCAACACTGAAGTGATAACAAAGACTGGAGAAGTTATTAACGACTCTACAAATAAAATTCAAGACGACTTCGATGTCACTCGAGGTAATCTCCGTATTTTACTCCAGCAAGGGCAGGAAGCACTACAGAAGTCACTTGATGTGGCTATGCAGTCTGAACACCCAAGAGCATTTGAAGTTGTTGGTAATCTAATGAAACAGTTGGCTGATATAAACCAACAGCTACTAGATCTACATCAACAGAAACAAAAACTAGATACACCGAAAGAGGGATCTAGAAAAGAAGTGACGAATAACAATGTTATCTTTACAGGTAGCACTGCTGAGTTGAATAAGTTAATTAAGAATATGTCTAAAGGAGAATAATTATGGCTTTGCCGATGATGAATACGCCAACCTATACAATGGTTGTACCTTCAAGTGGAGTGTCAGTAAGATATCGTCCATTCCTCGTTAAAGAGGAAAAGGCACTTTTGATTGCCCAACAATCTGAAGATGTAGTAACAATGATTGAAACATTGAAAAAAGTTGTTAAGTCTTGCGTTCAAGACCAACTTGATGTTGAAAAACTAGCAACATTTGATCTAGAGTATATGTTTACTCAGATCCGTGGTAAATCTGTTGGTGAAACAGTTGATTTGATTTTTGCCTGTGATACAGATCACGGTGATCAAAACGAAAAGGCTAAAGCCACTGTTACTGTTGACCTGTCTACTATCACAGTAGAAAAGTCTGCAGACCACACCAACAAAATTGAATTATTCGGTAATGTCGGTGTAGTGATGAAGTATCCTACAGTTGATGTTATTAAGAAATTAGAAGGTTTCAATACCAATGACTTAGATACAGTCTTTGATATTATGGCTTTATCTATTGATTACATTTATGATGGTGATACTCTGTTTTACGCTAAAGAACAAACTCAGGCTGAACTATTACAGTTTATTGAAAACCTATCTTCAGAGCAATTCGCAAAAGTTCAAAAGTTCTTTGAAACTATGCCGAAGATTAGAAAAGAGATTCAATATGATTGCCCAGTATGTAACAGACACCATGTTAAGATGCTGGAGGGACTCCAAAGTTTTTTTTAGTATTGCTCAGTCATGAATCGCTAGAGAATTATTATAAAATGAATTTTGCGATGATGCAGTACCACAAATACTCTTTGGCTGAGCTGGAAGAAATGATACCTTTCGAAAGAGAAGTATATGTCTTCATGCTAATTCAGTATCTTGAAGAAGAAAAGAAAAGAATAGAATCCAAAAAGAGGATGTAACAGATGGCAAAAAATAAAAACTATCAAGTACATGTCACATCAAGTGACATGACGGCATTGCTCAATGCTCAAACAGAGTCAATGAAATCTCTAAAGACGATTTCAGAAACTATGCAGTTAATTAAATTGACTGAGTTTGCCAGTCTGTACGAGACTAAACAAATTGACGATGATGGTGATAAACATGATAAAATTGCCGAACAGAATGTTAAAGTTAATAAAGAAATTTTAAAAGTTCAAAAAGACATCTCAAAATCTATTAAAGAACAAGGTACATATACCAGAGAAGAAGCAAAAGCAATTGCTAATATTGCTAAGGGTATGCAAACATTTAAGACCATGGGAGATCGAATCTCTGATATGGGTAAAAGTTTCAAAGATAAGTTTGGTTCTGGATCTGCTCTAAAAACAACTGCATTGAAAGCAGTGAATGTTGGTGGTATCTTTGACAAGTCTATCGCTAAAGAAAAGTTTATTCAAACTCAGCGTAAACTTGGTTCTGAGGATGATCGCTCTACTCTTTCTGGTAAATTTGAAACTGCAAATAGAGCATCAAAAGATATTAAGAAAAATGAAGCTGAAATATCTCAGTTGAAAAAAGACACTGGCATGTCAGAAGCTGACTTAGCCAAACGAGGTGCAGGTAAAGATCTATTCGCTAAACGAACCGCACTAACTGATACATTGGCAGGTGCAGACTTAAGAGCATCAAGTTTAAAATCTACTCCAACTGAACAACACGCTGAAGCTGGTGCTGATGAAGAACGAGCAATTGAGGCAGAAAAACACGCTAAAAAACAAGAAGATCTCTTTATTAAAATTGAGCAGAATACTCGTAATGATTCTCCAGCAATAAAAGCACAAGAAGCCAGTGGTGGTAAAGAAGGTGGTGGATTACTTGCTGGATTGATGAGTGGTGGTGCAGGTAAAGCATTAGATGGTATGAAGAAATTCGGTATCGGTCTTCTCGCTGTAGGTGCAGCATTGTTCGTTGCAGCAAAAGCATTCCAAGAATTCGGTGAGGTTGAGTGGGATTCAATCGGTAAAGGCATGGTTGCTCTTGGTGGATTAGTTATTGCTGCATTGGCTTTAGATAAAGTTAAAGGTAACATTATCGCTGGTGCTGCAGCACTAGGTGTTCTCGCTCTTGCTACATGGGCTATTGGCGCAGCACTTGGAACATTCGCTGAATTAGACTGGGAAACAATCGGTAAAGGTATGGCTGCCGTAGCTGGACTTGGAGTTATTGGTGCTGTTGCTGGTTTAGCTGCACCTTTAATTGCAGCAGGTGGTGCTGCACTATTAGTTATGGGTGCTGCATTGTATGTTATTGGCGAAGCGATGCAGGCAGTAGGCAAAGGTTTCTCTGAGATGGCTGATGGTCTAGAGAAAATTGGCAAACTCGATGGATCAAATCTTCTTCTTGTTGGTGCAGGACTAGCTGCAATTGGTGCAGGTATGGCTGCATTAGGTGTTGGTCAAGCAGTAGCTGGTGTTTCTAATCTTGTCACTGGATTCTTATCTGCAGCAACTGGGCAAAAATCTCCAGTTGAACAGATTATGATGCTCGGTGAAAAAGGTGATTTAATTAACCAAGCAGGTACTGGGGTTATTAACATCGCCAAAGGTTTGGGAATGTTCTCTAGCGTAGATCCAGAAAAGATAAAAGCAATTGCATCATTACCTATTGACAAAATTGCAGCGATGGGTTTAGCATTAAGACCAGCCAATGCAGTTGAAGGTGGATCAAGAGCAAATGCTGACAATGCAGCGACTGCTGGTGGTAAATCAGGTAGCACTAGCGTGATAAACGCTCCAGTGATGACTAATAATAAAACAACTCAAATTATTAAACCACAAATTCGAAATCAAGAGTCTTCAGTATCTTCTTGGCTACGAAACAGACTGGCGACATAAAAAAAGGGATCTTTACGATCCCTTTTTAATTTGTACTCTAAAGATTAATCTTCTTTAGCAATCTTTTCGAAGTACGACATTACATCGTCATCGTCTTCTTCTATCGCCTTAGGTGCTGGCGCAGGTTTAGAAGCGATCTTCGGTGCAGATGCTACTGGACGATCTTCATCTTCAGCGATCTGTGCAGCAGACTTGCTAGCAAAAGAATCACCAGATAAAACCTCATTCAGTTTCTTCTTCAACTCATCATAAGACTTGAAGTTCTTACGATCTGTAAACTCAGACAACTTAACCTGAGCAGAAGCGATCTTAACGATTTCGTCATCAGAACCAATTGCTGCTGGCTCCATAAATGCAGACTCATCATAGTTTGCGTAACCATCTTTCTTACGCATACGGAGTTTGAAGTTTGCACCCTCCCAGAAGTCGAAGACATTGACTGGCTTCTCATCTTCAAAGGTTGGACGAGCCTTGTCCATAATCTTATCAAAGATTTTCTTACCAAACTTCCACAAGAACACTTTACCTTCATTCTCAGGATGCTTAGGATCTGATACAATCAGAATATTAGCAGTGAATGAAAGACGACGCTTTTGTTTACGAGCAATCTCTTTGTTTGCTTCAGAACCAGAGTTCCAAAGTTGGGTGTTCAATTCACCGACTGGATCATTTTCACCAAGAGTTGTTAGGGAGTTTTCGATATACCACTTTCCAGTTGGACCTTGGAAGCCATGAGAAAAGATACGAACCCATGGGAGTTCATCACCTTCTACACGTGGTAGGAATCGGAGTGTTGCTGTTCCGTTACCAGCCTTGTCACCTTCGAGTCGCCAGAAGCGATCGTCTGTAAAAGACTTTTGTTCGGATTGGGGATTTGCGACTTTTTCGAATGCAGAGCTAATTGCTCCAAAGTCTGAGTTGCGCATTTTGCGTAGTGCTTGAATGTCCATCGTATTTCCTTTGTATTAAATGTATTAATTTGTATCGTCTTGTTTTATATGTTGAATAAAGATTTCATCAGTTATTCCATCTATCTCATCGACAAATGGATCATCATATTCTTCTTCAACATAACTATTTAGCGTTTTCATACCACCACCTTTTTTACCAGTGGACTTTCCAGAACGCTTTCCAGAAAATTCGTCATCTTGCTTTGGTTTATTATATGTCTTACCCATGTTACTCACTCTGCAATTTCTTCTTTAAAATGCTGGAAGATTTTACCTATTTTAATTTTATCGTATTTCACGAACCCAGTCAACTTTTTAATTCTTCGCATCTCATCTTCCCATATGTATCTTACAGATGGATGAGTTATCCAATCATCAAGCATTCCAGTCATGTCGTCTATAATATTTAGAGTTTCTATCGCAATTTTACCTCCAACAAATAA